TTCATGCTTCACCAATTTCTGGAAAAGTTGAGGTTCATTCTCGTGAATAATATCGTAAAAGCCGCAGCGTTGTTGGATTGCGTTAGACATACTTCCGATATATACAGTAACGTTAATTCCAGAAGCATGCAACCAGGCAAGCATCATTAATACACCATCATAAGCAATCATAGGATGCGTGCAATCTGTTGCAATGCCGCGCATTATCTTAATTTCGTCCTCACTATAGTTGCCAGTGGCTTCCGCTAGTTGGATAAAAAGATTGTATGCAGCAGCAGTAATTTGGGCAGGAATTTTAGTGTCAAAATCACTATAATCACCTGCCAAAATACGATCTTCTCCGTGTTCAGTAATGTGTCGTACCAACTCGTCCCATTCAGGACCAAGGGAATTAACACCAACTGCACACTCTGAGACGATAGGATTCATAGAAATGAATCGTGCGACTGGCAAAAAGTATTGTCTAACAAGTGCTTGAAGGGCAAACGGTGCAGCGAAGAACACGCGCACTTTATCCTTTGTAACTTTTGTAGGCTCGTCTTTCAACGCAGCCTTAAAGATAGGATAGGCTCGTTCACCACGAAGATAAACTTGCTTCAAGCGTTCCACTTCCTCCTTAAACTCCGGTTCCATATCCATAGGACACTGGAAATCGGGGAATTGTTCAGGATCAAGAGCAATCATATGGTTTTTCTTAGCTCCCGAAAGTGGAAATCCAATGGATGTATTTGGTGGCATTTTTCCGAAGAAACGAACGCCATCACGTCCACAAATTGTCTGCATCCATGTAGCAGGCTTAACATCTTCCTTCCACATGGGTTTCTGGATTATCTCCAAAAGGGGTGCGATATAATCGCGACATGCCCAAGCGACAGACTCTGCAGGAAATCCCTCGCTAGGGGTTTGAAGTTTTTGAAGATTTTCCCAATAATTCTTCCAGCGATGAAATTGAGGTTTCCCAAATATATTAGGGACACCGCAAACTTCAACAACAGTGTCGGAAATCTCGGTCTTAATAACCTTAGAGGTCGTAGCTTTCGCACGACCGAAAGTAGAACCGAAAACATCAATACTGTTGTTAACTGGAAGATGATTAAAGAAACTCTTCTCATGTACCGACTCACTCGTAATAATGGTCTTTCCATAGACCTGTGCCACAAATTCACCACCGCTGTGTGCGATGAGTAAATGTGGATTACGAGCATGAATAGCTTCTGTAGCAATTTGTAGTTCTCCGCGGGTTACACACCCTGCGGCACCAACATTGCCTTTTCCACCTAAGTGGAAACCAAGAATCACACTCGGATTCGTATCAGAAACCAACATTGACATACACATACCCTTGAAAGTGGGTTGCAGTGTATTGTACATGTAGACAGGCATAGTGCGCCCA